TAGAAGACCCTATCGGCATTCAGAAATGGGGTATTAAAGAACTAGAAGTAGAAGCAATTGCATGTACTTCTAGAGGACAAGCAAGGCGAGCTGGAGTAGCTATTTTAATGGGAGATAGACTAGAACAAGAAACAGTTATTTTTAAAGCTAGGGCTTACGCTGCATTTATTAAGCCAGGAGACGTAATTAATATTTTAGATTCACAAAGAGTAGAGATGAGATATGGAGGATTAATCAAAGCAGCCACAGAAAACACTGTTACGCTAGATAGTCCAGTAACGTTAATTTCAGGAGAGTCTTACAAAATCAGTGTTACTTTAAGCAATGGAACAGCGGTGGAAAGAACTGTAGTTACTGGGGCAGGAAGCGATATATCAACGATTGTAGTATCTTCAAATTTTCCTATGATTCCACTTCCTGAGTCTAACTGGATATTATCCGGAACTAGCATTAAACCTAAAAAATACAGAGTAATTAACAGAGTTCCTGTAACTGAAACAATAGAAGGTATGCATGAAATTACAGCAGCAGAGTATGATGATAGTAAATATACTTTTATTGATGAGATGAGAATGGTATGACTTGGGAATTTGATGATTTACCAGTTAAGACAGCACTTCCAAACGCTAATGCTAGTCCAAGAAACATAAGTTTATCTAGTATACGAATTCCTACGATTGTAGAAGTTGATTTATTTAACGTTTTTGCGTCTTGGCAACAACCATTATTAGATAATGCTGTATCTCCTTGGGTAATAGGCTATGTAGCAGAAATCAAAAAAGGACAAGAAGGAATTTGGGAGCAAACTAGAACAACTACAGATTTGTTTACTACTTTCGAAAATATACAACCAGGTAATTATTACGTAAGAGTTAGAGCAATATTCTTTGACAACAGCTTATCTGACTGGACGGAGTCCGTATAATGACATGGGAATTTGACGATTTACCATCTAAAACGGTACTTCCAGTTGTTGGGCAAAAACCAAGAAATATAGTAATGTCAAGTTCTTTGATTCCAGCAACTCAATTATCTTCTATTAATGCTGATTTATTTAATATTTACGTTTCTTGGCAGCAACCACTTCAAGAAGACATTAATTCTCCTTGGGCTACCAGCTACACTGCTGAAATAAAACGAAAAGACGAAAATTTTTGGCAACAATCTAGAACAGTTTTTGATTTAACAACAGTTTTCTATAATTTACCAGTAGATACTTACTACACTAGAGTTCGAGCTAATTTTTTAACTAATTTGTTTTCTGACTGGGAAGAGTCAGTTTTACCAGTTGAATTATTCTATAGTAATTCAGTATTAGATTTTACTGCTAAAATAAATTCATTCATTGCTTTAGAGTTTTAATCATGAGTTCTGCTAGATATATTGATGGAGCTGGTGCTGTAAAATACAGGAAAGTATCAGGAGCGGGAACAGAAGCTAACCCACATATTCCAGAATTTTCCTCAGCTGATGTTGGTGATATTAGTGATTTTGCGTCTAAAACTATAGATACCGTCAAATTGCTAGACACTATTACTGATCTCGATAACATAACAGTTCCCGATGATTTAACACAAATTGACTATAGCGTTAGTGATGGAACTTTAATAGCTTTAACAAAAAGACTAATAGACTTTGGACAAAGGTCTGTACTAGAGTCTGTTGAACTGAATAATAAAGTCGAAACTTCTGTTGGCAGTATAAATGATAGTCCTGCTACATCAGACACAGCCAATGCTAGCATAATATCTTTGCTAAAAAGACTATTAAGTACAGATGGCGATAGCGGCAATATCCAAGGCATTAATCAACAACTTGCTAATATTTACAATTCTATCGGAACTTCAATTGATAGTCCAGCTACAGCAGATGATGGACAATTTAGTTTAATATCTTTAATTAAAAAACTATTAACTGAAACTAATAATATTGCTTCGATTGGGGCAACTTCAGACGCGTCGGCAAACTCTGGGAATGCTAGTTTAATATCTTTAATTAAAGGTTTGAACATTTCCATTGGATCTACTTCTGATGCAACAGCTACAGCAGATGACCAAAATTCTAGTTTGATATCATTGCTTAAAAGGCTATTAGCAAGTGATGGAGATAATACAGTTACTGCTATTAATCAGCAAATTGGTAATGTCACTACAACTTTAGGAAACACAACAGATGCAGTCGCAACTAACGATACAGGAACATTTAGCATAATTTCTTTACTTAAAAAATTATTACAAGAAACAAATAATATTGCATCAATTGGAGAAGTGTCGGATATAGCTGCTACATCTGGCAATGCTAGTGTAGTTAGTTTACTTAAAGGACTTAATTTAACTATTGGGACAACATCAGACACACCAGCAACTTCAGATACTGACTCAGCTACTTTAATTTCTCTACTCAAAAGACTGTTAAGTACTGATGGGGATAGCAGTAACATAAACAGTATTAATCAGCATTTATCTAATATACTTGCTTCAATTGGAACTACCAATGATTCATTAGCTACTTCAGATGATGGAGTATTTACGTTAATATCACTGTTTAAGCGATTATTAAGTGAAACTAACAACATATCTTCAATTGGAACTACCAGTGATTTAGCTGCTATATCCGGTAATGTTAGTTTAATCTCTTTAATCAAAGGATTAAATCAATCTATTGGAACTAATTCTGACTCGGCAGCAACGACAGATACAGGTGCTGCTACTTTAATATCTTTAATTAAAAGATTATTACAAGAAACTGACAATATTACCTCTATTGGAACTACTTCAGACGCGTCGGCAAACAGTGGCTCTGCTAGCTTAGTGTCGTTAGTTAAAGGATTAAATACTTCAATTGGCACTACATCAGATAGTGCAGCCACTACAGATACTGAAAATGCAAGTTTAATATCGTTACTTAAAAGATTGTTAGCAACTGATGGAGATAATACAGTTACTGCTATTAATCAACAAATAAGTAACGTTACTACAGCGCTAGGAACAACATCAGATGCAGCGGCAACGACAGATGCAGGTACTTTTACTGTCATAGCGTTGCTAAAACGGTTGTTATCAGAAACTAACAATATTGCATCAATTGGAAGCATTTCAGATGTTGCAGCAGCATCAGGCGACGCTAGTTTAGTAGCTTTAATTAAAGGATTAAATAATGCAATAGGGTCTATTACTGACAATTCGGCCACTTCAGACACTGCCAATGCAAGTTTAATATCTTTAATTAAACGACTACTTGAAACAGACGGTGTGGCAGGCACTAATCAACAATTAAGTGATATATACACTTTACTTGGAACTAGAGCAGATGCAGCGGCAACAACGGATAGCGGGACGTTTAGCTTAATTGCTTTATTAAAAAGATTACTACAAGAAACTGACAACATTGCTTCTATTGGGACAACTTCAGATGCAGCGGCAAATAGTGGTTCTGCTAGCTTAGTGTCTTTAATTAAAGGGTTAAATGCCTCTATTGGATCTACCTCTGATACAGCAGCTACGACAGACACTGAAAACACTAGTTTGATATCACTACTTAAAAGATTGTTAAGTACCGATGGAGATAACACAGTTACTGCTATCAATCAACAAATAAACAATGTTACTGCATCATTAGGAACAACAACAGATGCAGTAGCAACAACAGATACAGGTACTTTTACTGTTATAGCTTTATTAAAACGGTTGTTAGTAGAAACAGACAATATTGCTTCTATTGGAGCAACATCTGACGCAGCAGTCACTTCTGGCAACGCTAGTGTTGTTTCATTATTGAAAGGACTAATTAATTCAATTGGCACCACATCAGATAGTGCAGCTACTACAGATACTCAAAATACCAGCTTAATATCATTACTTAAAAGGCTATTAAGCACTGATGGAGATAACACAGTTACTGCTATTAACCAGCAAATTGGTAATGTTAGTGCAGTTTTAGGAACAACAACAGATGCGGCAGCAACAACAGACACAGGTACTGCTACTTTAATATCTTTAATCAAAAAACTATTACAAGAAACAGATAATATTGCGTCTATTGGAACAACAACAGATACAGCAGCCACTACAGGAACAGCCAGTTTAGTTGCACTTTTAAAAGGAGTAATTACATCTATTGGTACGACGACAGATAGTTCGGCAGCCACTGACACGGGTACTGCTAGTTTAATCTCTTTGACCAAAAGACTTCTTACAGAAGCTAATAATATTGTATCTATTGGTACTATTTCAGATGCTCCAATTATAAATCTTGATAATATATCGTTTATAGACAACTGGGCAAGCATTGACTACAATGCAAACACAACAAGTTTAATTGGATTGTTAAAAATACTGATTACACTTACTCAGCAATCAGTTAGCAATAGATCTATGGTATTTATCACGAATACTATTACTACTGCTACTACAACCACTGTTGTTAGCGCTCCTGTCCCAACTAGTAATAGAATTTATGTATCATATATTAGAGTACAATTAGAAGGAACTGCTGCACAAACAGTTACAATTAGAGATGGCGCTAATAATGTTGCTAGATTTTTCTTGTCTTCCCAAGGAATGGAAGGAGAGGCTAATTTAGCGCAAAACAGAGAAATACGCTTATCTCCAAACACAGCACTAAATATTGTATCTTCTGCTGCATCCACTTTTAATTACACAATTGGTTATTTTATAGCATCATGACGTTACCAATTCTTTATCTTACTCCTACTTGGCAAACAAGCCAAAAGACTCTTATTCCTACAACTAAAACTAGATTAGGAGATAATTATAGTCAAGTTTTAATTCAGGGAATATTTCCTATTGTAGAATGGGATGTTCGCAGCCCAGTTTACTCAGAATCCGAAGTAAACGATATTTTGAACGTGTTACGACAATATGCTGACAAGTCGTTTCTTTGGAGTCCTACAGGGCAAAATCTTAAAGAATGTGTTTGCGGAGAATGGGTTTTATCTTTAATTGGAGAAAACCAATATGTTATAAGTAATAAAATCACTGCTAGTCAAGTCAGATCTAATATTCCTAGTAACTTAGGTATTGTAATGTAATGCTATTATCACAACATATTAAAGAACATATTATTAAACATTCCAAGCAGTTCCCAAAACAAGAGGTCTGTGGTGTTGTAATCAATGACAAGCCATACAAATGTTCTAACATTGCTGAGAACAAAAATGAGGCGTTTGTAATTAATCCAGATGAAATTGATGGATTAATAGAATCTCATGGAAAGATTCAAATGGTTTATCACACGCATTGGAACGATAGTCAGCCTGGATATTTAAGTCCTCCTGATATTTGTAATGCTAAGTCTAATAAGTTGGCGTATTGTTTATATCACAGTGAGTTTGATTGCTGGGATTTGTTTGATCCAAACAACATAATTAATCCATTTCCTTGCTTTGATAATTTTAATATTTATTCTCCTAAGGAAATAGATTATTATCTAAAATGGCCGTTTGTTTACAACCGTTCTGATTGTTTTAGTTTACTTAGAGCCTACTATAAAGGAATGCTAGATATAGCATTACCAGATATTCCAAGAGGATTTTCACTTGAAGAAACAATTAGTCCATCATGGAATTTATTGAACGAAAATTTTCCCAAAGCAGGTTTTAGAAAATTAGAAGATGACGAACTTTTAAAAAACAATGATGTTGTTGGTATGACTCTTAATGGTGTACAACCACATCATGTAGCAATAATTATAGATACTGCAAAAAAAACAGGACTGCATAACTTAGGAGGAGATAGAGTTAGTGAATTATTTGTCTATGGTGGAAGTTACTGGGATAGAGTGACAAAATACAGATGTAGACATCAATTATTAGAATGAGCCAAATTGTTCTTGATATTTTAAATAACTGTTCTATATCTTGTTTAGAGCGCAATGGGCATACTGACATTTTTATAAGTTGTGAGGATGATATATGCCAGAAGATAGAAGAAAATCAAGATGCAGTTTTGTCTTATATTAAAAATAAAGTTAAAAATGTAAACTTAGTAATGTTTAAATCTACTAATAGTTCATACAAAGCCACATTTGAGCTTTGTTTGCTAGAAGATGATTTGAACAAACAAACCATACTTATAATGACTGTTGTGTTAATCTTTCAGTGTTTACAAATATTTACTTCTAGTTTAAAAACATTATTTATTCAAACATATCAAACTATAAAAACAATACTAAAAGCTGCTAAAGACGCTATAAAAGGCATATAGATTACTACATGCCTTTTAATTATTTTTCCAGAAGCATTGCCAAAGAAGTTAATGTTTGTATTGGCAATTCCCGTTTTTTAATAGCGTCCTCAATAATAGTTTTAGTTTTTGGACTTAATACGCCATTTCCTTCAGATTTGCTTCTGTCTGGGAATGGCAGTAAATCAGTGTATTTAATAGATGGATCGTCTTTACCTTTAAATCCATTAAATAGTCCTGCCCAGCCAATAGCATGAACTCTAGCTTGCATATTTAGTTCTTGTTGGCGTAGCTTCTCCATTTGATTAATGCAATTAAAAACTACGTAATCAAGTTGCTCTAAATATGATTCCCAGCTAGTAAATCTGGGATCAGCTATTCTGTAAGACTGAATTCTCCAGTAGAGTCCTTCCCAGTCAATTCTGGGAATTTCCGACTCTCCAGTTGATCCTCCCCCTGTGTTTCAGTTTCTTCTATTTTTTTCCATCTGCTAGATTCATTAAGATAAAAATCGTAAATTTCATCTACCAAAGTCTCATCTAAAGAATAGGTCTTTTCTAAATTCCAACTAGGATAACCAAGTAAAGGAATTTTTCCTCTATGTAAAAATCCAACTGTTCCAGCAGTAATATTTTTAGGTAATGCAGAAACTCTAATTTGTTCTGCATTTTCGCTATAATTATCTTCTACTGTTACAATGAATGAATTTTCGTAACTCTCCCCAAATCTAATTTTAGTGCCTTTTTCTAGTAAAAAATCTGCTGGCAAAGGCTCAATTACTAACTTCTTATCATCTTTATTAGCATCTACAACAACACTAATAATATGTGCAACACGCTCTTTAATAAGCATTGTTGCTACAACAGATTTTAGGTTAAGTTCCATGCTAGATGTATAAGCATTGATATCAGCTAAATCATCAGCATATTCTAATACAACTTCAGTGTTGTCAATGACCTCAACACCATCTTGTTCGGTCATACCACCAGTTAAAAGTTTTGTAGCTTCTTCTAGTGAAATCCCTTTTTGTTGCGCAATTTTTCCAACTAATCGACGAATCTTCAAAGAAGCATGCTGCCTACTTTGTTCTGTTTCGGCTAGTTGTCTTCTTTCCCCAACAGTAATACCGTCTTTCTTGGGAAAGAAAAGCACATCTCCTACTTTTATAAAATTAGTTTTAGGATTGCCAGTAATAAATCCAAGCATTTTACACAATCTCAAATTCTAAAGAATCATACTCATCAATATAACATTCTTTAGTAGCAGTTTTAGCAACTGATTCTGGAACTTTAATTGTATACGAACTAAATTTATCAGAAACATTAATAGTTCCTGATAATCCCCCTTTAAAAATAGCAGCACCACAATACAAGGATTTTCCTTCTCTGGTGCAATTAATTAATACGGCAAGGAGCTGAGTACTGTCTGTTAAAATCTTCATTGTTACTTGATGTGGTGGTGGTCAATAAACCATTAAGGTTATTTTTAAAATAATAACTCAAAAACTAAAAGCAGAAGTCCACTCAAGTAAATCTCCTTGGAATGTTAAGTTAAACGAATATTTCATAACTTCGTTTTGATTAGCTGGGAAAGATATGCCACCAACTTTAGCCACTCCAACAATTCTCTCTCCATTAGGTAAAGTAATTACAGCATAAATATCTCTACCATACAAACTATTAGAGAATATTCCAGCTGGCTTAATTACTGTCTCCAACGCTTTGTCTCCAGCCAACGCAATGCCGCTAACATTGCAGCTGATCGCCCTGCGTATGAAAACGCTATTCACTCCTTTACGAGATGAAGCATTAGTTGTGTCAACAGAAGTTTCTTGAGCTGAAATATCTAAAGTCGTAATACCATTAATTGGGAGTAATCCAGGTACAACGACTGCGCTATCAGTTTGCAGTACCGGATATTGTAAAGGCTCTACCGGAACTAATAGTGGACTTGTTGTTAACACAACATCTTGAGATATTACAACTTGTCTTCGCCTAGACGCTACGCCACTAACAGAAGTTCCCGCAAAAGACAAAGCAATGCCGGCGGGAACAAAGTAAGATCCACCGACGACTTGCAAATAGATTTGAGAAGACCCAATGTTAGCAGTTTGAGCAATTAAAGCTGTCACCTTCGTAACGTCAGTAATAGTGCTTCCCGCACTGTTGATGGGAAGCAGCATTACGTCAAGAGAGCTGTTGCAAAGTGGTTGGGAAAAAGACATATTTAGCTAATAGAATATGGAGGATTCCATTCAAAGGATTTACCCATAAATGTTAGCGTAAAACTGTACTTTTTAACTTCGTTTTGGTTGGCTGGGAAGTTAAACGCAGTTACTTTAGCAGCACCTGCCAATCTTTCACCGTCTGGGAATGTAGCTACAGCATAAATTTCTCTACCAAAAAATTCTCCCTGAAATCCAGCAACTGGTTTAACTACTCTTTCGAGCGCCTCATCTCCAGCCAATGCAATACCAGACACGGAATAGGCACGAGCCACGCGAATCATTGCCATTTCTGTTCCGGATCCAGATTGGAAAGAAGTGGTATCAACTTGAGTTTCTTGATTACTCAAATCTAGTGTTTGAATACCGCTTAATGGGAGTAAACCTTCAATTAATGCAGCCGTGCTATTTGCAGCAATAGTTCTGTCTAGTCCAATTACTTTCAAATCAGTAGCACTAGCGCCATGCGCAATACTTTTATCTTCAGCAGCCATTACTTGAATTCTAGTTCTAACAGTTCCAGCTGGGGCATTTTGCGCAAGTGGTTCTATAAACGATAATCCAGTGCCTTCCTTAATAACTGTTGGAGAAGAACTACTACCTTCATCAGTGGTCAATGCAAGTGTAGCTACACCACCGCTGGTAGGAGGTGCAACTTGAGTAGTACAAGTAAGAACACGTCTTAACGAACTAATGTTTCTATCAGAAGTTCCAGCAGCAAACCCACTTGTAACCAAAGGCAATAGCATTACTTCTAAAGAATAATCTTGTAAAATAACTGGAGCGGTAGCTAAAGGCATAATTTCTCCTTATTTGTTAAAGTAAAATTTGAGACATTTTTTTACCAAGAAAAGTTAAAGTAAAAGAATACTTTTTAACTTCGTTTTGGTTGCCAGGTAGACTTAGATTGGTTATCAAAGCAGCGCCTTCTATCTTTTCTCCATCTGGAAATGTGGCTACAGCATACACTTCATCTCCTACAAATTCAAATGAAGTTGGAGTTAGCCCATTTGCTTTTTTGACTATTTTCTCCAATGCTTCATCCCCAACTAAAGCAATCCCAGATACATTATAAGACCGTGCAGAACGTACAACACTAGCATCTGTTTTAACACCAGATTGAAATGTTGTTGTATCTATTTGAGTATCTTGATTACTTAAATCCATTGCCTGAATACCACAAAGAGGAATAGGACCAGTTAAATAGTTTGTCTGGGATCCAGCTGAAATAGGCAATGTATTTGGACTGCCGTTAAAATAAATTTCAGTAATACCAGGATCTGTTCCATAAAACTGTATTTCCTGTTCATCTAAATCCATTTCTTGTGCAGCAGAAAAAGGGAAAATTCCTGTTACATAAGTATTAGATGATTCTGTAGAAATAGGCAATGTATTTGGCTCACCATCAAAGTAAACTGTAGTCCTGGAATTTCTAGCAATGAAAACTCCATTATATCCAGGTGTTGGAGGAACAAAAGCAGTGAATGTGTTAAACAATCCAGTAGATATAGGCAACGTACCTGGGAGTCCATCAAGGTAAACTGTTCTCTTTATATTATTGCCAGATAGAACAGTATTTTTAATTTCAGACAATGGAGGAACAGTTACACGGAAAGAACTAGATGTTAACCCAGCAGAAATCGGTAAAGTCCGTGGGCTGCCATTAAAATAAATTATTGCTTCTGAGTTTCTGTTAACTATAGCACTACTTTCGAGTGCAGTAAGCCCATTAAAAGTAAGACTAGATTGAGGTACAGTCACTGAAGCATATTCTACTGGCGTTTTTGTAACTTTTATTTTAGATTGCGTAAACGGACTAATTGATTCAACTGTTGGCATTGAATCAATGAAACGCCATGTATCAATAAAATTGGTAACGTAAGAATTAAAGAGACCTACTGAAATAGGAACTGTACCAGGAACTCCATCAAAATAAACTATTGATGTAGAATTTTGATTGATTACAGCTCCATCATATCCAGGAGATGTGCGGACAAAAGAAGTAAATGTGTTAAACAATCCAGTAGATATAGGCAATGTACCTGGAACGCCATTAAAGTAAATTGTTGCGGTGTCGCTACCAGATAATAAAATATTTTTAACGTCATTTAATGAAGGTACTGGCACAGAAAAAGGATTGGAAAATACTCCAGGGAAAACAGATACAGTACCAGGGCTGCCATTAAAATAAATTATTGCTTCTGAATCTCTATTAACTACAACACTAGTTTCATCGGCGGTAATATTATTAAAAATAAGACTGGATTGAGGTACAGTTACTGAAGCATATCCTACTGGCGTTTTTGTGACTATTATTTTAGCTTGTGTAAATGGACTGATGCCTTCAACTGTTGGCATTGAATCAATAAAACGCCATGTATCAACAAGATTAGCAGCATAAGTACTAGACAATCCTACTGAAATAGGTACCGTGCCAGGAGCGCCATCAAAATAAGCTATTGATGTAGAATTTTGGTTAACTATAACTCCATTGTACCCAGGAGAAGTAGGGACAAAAGCTGTAAATGTGTTAAATAAACCTACTGAAATAGGCAATGTACCTGGAATGCCATTAAAATAAATCGTTGCGGTGTCGCTACCAGATAATAAAATATTTTTAACGTCATTTAACGAAGGCACTGATACTGGAAAAGGATTGGATGATAATCCAATAGAGATAGGCAAAGTACGTGGATTACCATTAAAATAAATTATTGCTTCTGAGTTTCTATTGACTACAACGCTAGATTCAATTGCACTAATATTATTAAAAACAAGACTAGACTGAAGTATTGTTACAAAATTGTATTCTACTGGCGTTTCTGTAACTGTTATCTTAGCTTGTGTAAACGGACTAATTGATTCAACTGTTGGCATTGAATCAATAAAACGCCATGTATCAATAAAATTGGTAACATAAGAAAACAATGACCCAACAGCAACAGATACTTGATTGGGAGCGCCATCAAAATAAACTATTGATGCAGAATTTTGGTTAATTATAACTCCATTGTACCCAGGAGAAGTAGGGACAAAAGCTGTAAATGTATTGAACAATCCAACAGAAATTAATGAAGTATCTGGGCTACCAGTATAATAAACTGTTGCAGTATCACCACCAGATAAAAAAATGTTTTTAATGCTAGACACATCTGTACTTGGCTGAATACCTGCAAAAGTAAAAGCTGAATCAGGTATAGCTATTGAAGAAGTATCAAAAGGTATTTTTCTTGTCTTTAAAATAACTTGTGTAAATGGACTACTACCTTGAATTGTTGGCATTGAATCAATAAATCGCCAAGTATCAATAAAATTATTTGTACCAACAAAACTAACATACAACTCAGGAGGTACACTTTTACTTGTGCTAATTCCATCAAAAGTAAGTACTGAATCCGGAATTTGCACAAATGGAGCGTTAGATGGCAATCTACTAACTTTTATGCTTGCCTGGGTAAATGGGCTAGTTCCATTGTCAATATCTGAGATAAAGTCTATATAACGCCAAGTATTAATATTGCTTGTATTAATTGAATCTATATAAACATCAACGCCTTCGTCAACCCAAGATAATCGTGCTTCAGCATTAACGTTTGCAGTTGGCTGAACATTTCCAAAAGTAAATGCTGAATCAGGTATTGTTATTGATGAAAAATCAAAAGGTATCTTTCTTGTTTTTACAACAACTTTGGTATATAGAATATTTCCGTTGTTATTTGTATCAACAGAGCTAACATACAACTCAGGAGGCACGCTTTTACTTGTACTAATTCCATTAAAAATAAGTACCGAATCCGGAATTTGTATAAATGGAGTGTTAGATGGCATGTTAGCACCTAAATTCACTTGAGTAAATGGGCTAATTCCATTATCAATATTTGAGATAAAATCTATGTAACGCCAAGTATTGATATTGTTAATTGTATTAATTGAATCTATATAAACCTCAACGTTTTCATCAACTGAGACAAGTTTTGCTTTGACATTTACATTTGTAACTGGTTGAATGTTTCCAAAGGTAAATGTTGAGTCAGGTATTGTTACTGACGAGAAATCAAAAGGTATTTTTCTTGTTTTTACAACAACTTCAGTAAATAAACTATTATTATTTGTATCAATAGAGCTAATATACAGTTCAGAAGGTACACTTTTACTCGTGTTAATTCCATTAAAAGTAAGTACTGAATCTGGAATTTGTACAAATGGAGCGTTAGATGGTAATCTATTAACTCCTAAATTCACTTGAGTAAATGGACTAATTCCATTATCAATATTTGAGATAAAATCCATGTAACGCCAAGTATCAATATTATTATTTGTGCTAATTGAATGTATGTAAACATCAACGCCTTCGTCAACCCAAGTAATTTGCGGTCTAATACTGACTTCTGTGGCTAACGGAACATTATTAAAAACAAAAGTTGAATTAGGTACTGTTATTGAGCTGTAATCAAAAGGTAGCTTTCTCATCTCTATAACAGCTTGAGTAAATAAGCTATTACCATCATTAATTGTATCAAGAAAGCTAATAAATATTTCAGGAGATACCGTTAAACTTACATTAATATTTTCAAAAACAAGACTTGAATATGGAGCTACTACTGATTGTGTGTTGCGGTCTAAATTACTAACTCTTAACTTTGATTGAGTAAATGGACTTTCTCCCTGTATAGTTGGCATAAAATCTATATAACGCCAGCTATCAACAAAATTAGTAGAATCTACCGACGCTATATGAACTCGAACAAACGTATTAAATAAATTTATTGGAGTTTTTATAACATCAGTATTTGCAATTGTTAAAACAGTATTACCAAAAGCAAGTTTTGATTCTTTTACCATTACAGAAGGAGAATCAGCAGGTAAATTAGTAGTTTTTATTTTTGCCTGAGTAAAAGGACTGTTCCCTTGAATTTTTGGCATTAAATCTATAAAATACCAGCTATCAATATTATTGGTAATGTCAACTGAAGTTAATTGTAATCTAATGGGAGCCAAGACAGTACCGGTTACTCCACTAGATAATGGTTTTAATAACGGCTCTACTTTGACGTTAGTATTTACATTACTGGCAATTGTAACATCTTGTGCGATTACTACTTGATTTTTATAGCCAGATTCGTCAAAACTAATTCCAAGCCCAGCTCTTAAATACGTTCCACTAGTTGAACTAGTTCTTAATACAATGTCTTTATCGTAAATAGCTGCGTTGCTCTGAACTGTTAAAATATCTTTAGCCACAAATCTATTAGACGCTCCAGACGCACTAGTCCCTAAAAGCATCAAATCAAGTGTGTAATTTTGTAAAATAACAGATGCTGTGGCTAATGGCATAAGACTTTTAATCCTTTTCTTACTTTATACTTGCCAGATATATCCAACTTTAGCTTTATTAAATTATAGGAGAATCCCAATTAAAATTTTTACCAAGAAAAGTTAAAGTAAATGAATATTTCTTAACTTCATTTTGATTGGTAGGTAAATTTAAATTGTTTATTACAGCAACTCCTTCTATTCTTTCTCCATCAGGAAAAGTAGCTATTGCATACACTTCTTTCCCATTAGATATAGATTTTAGTCCAGCAGCTGGTTTAACTATTTTTTCAAGTGCCTCATCCCCAGACAATGAAATGCCAGAAATTGAATACGAGCGAGAATATCTTACTGTGTTAGAATCTGTCCCAAGTCCAGATTGAAACGTTGTAATATCTATTTGAGTATCTTGATTACTTAAATCCATTGTTTGAATACCGCACAATGGAATAGAACCAGTTAAATAACTTGCTTGTGAACCAGCAGAAATATTTAGTGTATTTGGGCTACCATTAAAATAAATAACTGAGCTGGATGTTGAATTTAAAAAAACAACATCAGGATTAATTGGAGTTAAAGAACCAAAATCAAGATTAGCATTTTGAGGTATCATTATAGGAGAAGAGCCAGCCACGGGATTAACAATACTTATCACTGCTCTAGTAAATGGGCTTAACCCTTCAATTGTTGTCATTGAATCTACAAATCGCCAAGTGTCAATATTATTAGTTGTGTCAACTGAATTAAGAATCATTCTAACAGGAGCTAAAACAGTCCCAGTTACTCCACTAGACAATGGTTTTAACAATGGCTCTACTTTTACTGATGTAACAGAACCACTAGATCCAGTTACAGTAATGTCTTCTGCTACTACTACTTGATTTCTGTAATTAACACCACTAAAACTAATTCCTGTTCCAGCTCTTAAATAAGTTCCAGTACTTGAGTTACTTTTTAAAATAATACTTTTGTCATAAACCGCAGCATTATTCTGGACTGTTAAAATATCTTTGGCTACAAATCTGTTTGAAGCGCCAAAAACATTAAGCCCTAAAAGCATTAAATCAAGTGTATAACTTTGTAAAACAACAGATGCTGTGGCTAATGGCATGAGCTTCTTTTAATCCTTTATTAACTTATAATTGCCATTTTATTAGAAAGACTGAAAAACTATTGGATCCTTAATAAGTATTCTTGCTTGTTCAATTGTATCTAAACTATAAGGCATATGGACTACTTGTATAACTGAAAAACTTTTTTCTATCTTAATTATTGCTTTAGATAAATTTAAATCTTTTTTGTAATTCTTTAGGTATATCTCCCATTCTTGAATTTTGTATTTTTGCCCAGCACTAGACGACTTTGCATACCCAAGAGGCACTT